GTTGGATCGTCTGATCCGTCAAGCATAGACGTTGCAATTCCATGCTCGGTACCCTCGATAACCGTTACTGGAACCATGGACTGGAGCCAGTTCATCACCTCCTGACCAACCAGCAGCTTGCCGTCATTCGTCATTAAAGTCGGAACGCGTGTAATCTGTTTTGAGGGTACACCTTGAGTCGACACGTTATGAAAACGGACGATATGCAACAAAGCGGGGTTTTCCTGGATACTCTTTATAGCCTGGGCAGAATACTGACACTTGTCACTGTAAATCAGCGTGGCCATTATATTCTACAAAGGGTTTCGATGATTTTTTTTAACGCGTCTAAGTAATGAAGAACCAGGATGTACTACTGTTCATTCTTTTGGCCATCTTAGGTTTTATGATTTGGAACAGAACCATGAACGAGTCTTTTACGGATACATCCGCTACAACCCCAGTCGAGCCTGCAGTGATTCAGACAATCATCAACTCTATTCAGGCCAAGGAACCAGATCTCTACCCTCTGCAGACCATATACATCAACCCTTTTAGTGGTGATCTGGGTTCGACTGTATACAATGCCCGTATGATATTCCTGAATACTCGTGGATACTTTGGTGTCCAGTACGATGTACAGGCGGATGCCACGGGTAAGATTTTGTCCATGAACAAACAGGCTCAGCCAAACGTCCAAGGTCCATTCATGGGTTACACTGATGACAAGTACGATTCGTTTGATGACATTGATGTTGTTCTGAAACAACAGTTTGCTGAACTCAAGAGTCAAGTTCCGGGTGTCGAGTCAAAGCTGGATCAATGGTTGGCCATGCAGCGTGAAAAACTAATGAGTGACGCGGATAGAGCCGCGGCAAGCAATATGTGATGAATATCTGTGGTAAATTTAATGGTTGTTTCGGCACGCGAACTTGCCGAGCGAGAACGTAAACGGCTCGAGATTCGCAAGTCAACTTATAAAGCAATTCTTGAGCAGTTTTCACGTAAACTATCAAATTCGGCTGCGCTCGGAAATCATACAGTCATCTTGACTGTACCGCGATTTATGATTGGGTTTCCAGTGTATGACGTACCGACTGCAACCTCATATATTCGGCGTCAGCTTGATCGTCTCGGATACAAAACTCAACAAGCGCTCGAAAACACAATTCATGTTTCGTGGGCCAAGCCAGAGCCCGTAAATAAAGTGGTTGTCATTGATCACTCGGAAGAACCAAGTCTGGCCAGTCTTGCTCGGACAGCCCAGAAGATTCGATCAAAATCAAAACGCTAAGCTTTGTATCGAAAACATTCCCACAAGTGAGTCGTCTGACGTCGTTCCGACAAGGCTGAAAATTGATCAATCGTGTATTCGTCGCCCATAGATCTATTACACTTGGAACAGATTGGTTGAAGGTTTGTCAGATCGGTCGCACCTCCTTTACTTTCGGGTACATTATGGCCACACTCAAAACTGAATGGTGTGATGATATTTTCGCACCACTTTACGCTACACTTTTGTTTGAAAAACTTGTCACCCATGTACAAAAGCCAAACTTGTTCTCGCAGAGCCAGAGGGATTTTAGCCTTCATCTTTATGTCTAGCAGTGCGACTTTTTAATACAAAAATAAAATAGATAAAATCTAATGGATGTCCTTGTAGAGGCGGAGCGCAAATACATGGCGAAACTGGTCAGTGCAATGTCACCAGTGATGATTAACGCCTTTTTGGACTTGTTCCAGGAGGCAAAGGTTAAATCACAAGGTAAAAATGTCCTATTGCAATACCAGGCGTTGCTCGTCGAAATCAAGTCGTGGAACAACACCATCGTCCGTCAGCACACCGAGAATATCATAAAGACATGTGCGATTTTTCCCAATCTTCTTGCGGCTGTTTTTGTCATTTTGGTCAAAGTCATGTCCGCTATCAAGATTACATCCGAGTCGAAAAAGTTGAATATCAAGTTGCCGACAAATGACATTTTTGTCCATTCGTGCTACATGGAAATGGCCAAGGAAATTTACGAAGAACCGAGATTCATGATAAATGAAATGACGGACATTGAACGTCGTGTCATTTTACAACAAAAGTTGTGCAAGTCGATTCATGAAGTTGTTGATTCGTTTGTGCCCGTTCAGCAGATTCTCGACACGTATATTCCTTCGTGCATCGGTAACGAACTTGACATGGGAGAATCATCACCGATGGAGATGAATGACTCAGAGCCATCACCGATGGAGACGAATGACCCAGAGCCAACGCCGATGGAGACGAATGAACCTGCATCAGAAAACGTAGAAGCTGAGGCGGCACCAGAGACTGCGCTCGAGCAGGCGGTTGAACAGGCTACCGCTCCGAGTGAAACGTTGCCGGCCGAAGAGGTGAAGACGGTCCAGGTGGAAAAGTCAAAAGTTCACGAAGAAACTTTGTTTGACGATGCGCCCGATAAAAAGTAGAATTAAAATAGCAGGAAATAACAGATGGATCAATATTTACGTGAACCTACGAGCGCTGCAGCAATTGCTGCCGGTGCCACTCTTGTATACATTCATGTCAAGGCGACCATGAACAAGGAAAAGTTACCAAACTCAGCATATTTTAAACCAGCATTTCTCGTTGCCGTACTTGTATATATTATTGTTGCACGGGGTGCAGGTGCCAAGGAGACTATTTCGACCGATCCGTATTAAAATAGTTATAAATCATAAATGGCAGATCTCGACCGAGTGCTTCATTTGTTATCCAGAAGTCCTGTAGTTCTTGCGCGTGCAGCCACTCTCAGTCGTTCGTTGAGAAACCAAGTGTACAGAGACCATATTCGAAATGTGTATCATGCAAAAAGACATTTCGAAGCGGCCCGTAAGGCTCAACTGCGTACACGTGCGCTAAATACCGCCTATAGACTCGGAATGAACTATGGGCAGTTTATACACTTGTTGGAACCGTACGCCAGACAGCGTCTAGCGACCAACTTGGGACTGACTCAAGCACAGCTTGCTCGACTGTTTGTAAACATTCACAGAAAATACATACAAAATAGTGAACGTTACAACAACATGGAGTTTAGACGACTTGTCAATCGTGCACGACGTAATTAAAATATCGGTTATTAATAAATGACCAATACACCAAGACGGCCACGTACTCCACGGAGTATACTACAGGTACGCGCTCAGATTAAAAAATTGAACAACCGGAAAAAAGCAGCTCTGTTAAAAATTAATCTTGTCGAAGCGTTGGCGCGTATGTCAGGAAACACTCAATTGGAAAGTAAAATAAAAAACATACGTAACCGATATGGCTTAAAGTAAAATGTACACTGATATGTAATGGCGACTACCGTTTCAGCCTTCAACGATATGATGCAACAATTTCTTGACGAACTTGTCCTGACTTTCCCAGAAGAAAAGTCCTTCAAGAAGTTTCAGAATTCGTTTCAGCTTCTTCGCAAGACGAATCCACGCAGCCCCATGAACAACTTCATGGAGTCCATCAGTCCTTACATTAATAGTGTAATGAAGAAGGATGAAGTTTTCTTCAAGGAGCATGCAACCACAATTCCTTTTTTGAAGAAGCTAAATCTTTCGGCCATCTGGACGGATGAACTGTCACAGAATACCAAAGATACCATCTGGCAATATCTCCAGACACTGTACATTCTGGCGACGACCATTTCGGCTCTGCCGGCCGAGACGCTCAGCATGATTGAGTCGGTGGCTCAGAAGTGTGCCGAAGATATGACCGAGTCTGGTACGAATCAGTTTAACGAAGAGATTTTGATGAAGAACATGTCTGGTCTCATGGCTTCAATCATGGGCAATGGTCTTCCTCAGCCGAAAAAGTAATCTTTGAAAGATGTAATGGAGGGTATACTGAACAAAGACTCCCTGCTTGACTTTTGGCCGTCGGCTTCACAGACGGCAAAGGAACGTGTAGAGTCTACAACTCGTTTTATCATTTATGCGACTGTGCTTGTCTTCCTATTGAGAAAAGACGCACGTGTCATTGCTCTCGGGACGCTTGTCCTCGGTATCCTGTACGTTCTTTATATGAAGGGTATAATTCCGGATGGTCCAAGGACTCCAGTTGTTCAGCCCGGCCTACAAGGTGTGTCCATGCCTACGCTCGCCAACCCAATGGCCAACTACCTGTTGGGTGAGCCGACAGATAAAGACCCTGCGCCGTGGTATCCGTCTATGCGTACCGAGGTTGAGAATGAGTGGCGGACGATTCATCCGTTTGAAAAGGTGCGAGACGCTGAGCGCAACTTTTACACGACTGCAAATACAACTGTTCCAAATGACCAGGCTGCTTTTGCACAGGCTGCGTATGGTCGTCCGTTTGAGCCCCAGTGCCGCGATACACCATGGGCTTGCGACCCAGAAGGAAACCCCAATGCTCGCTTCCCAGAGCGCACACAGCTGCGAGGAGGTAACGGACGCTAAAAAAATAATCGGCTCTAGTAAAGAATGCCTAGTAGCAATCTCAACACGGGTGATATCGTCCTTGAGGATGGTATTTGGGTCGGTCCCAAGAATACCAACTATGTCGACATGGTGATGGTTGACGATGCTCTCCGCTCTCAGTCCACCTCACGCAACAACAAATATTGGACCATGAAGCGTTTCGACTTTCCGGTTTTGTATGAAGTCGATCCGAAGATTCGTGTTCAGCTGGAGGACCCAGTGAGCACGTACGCCATGTACCAAAGTCAATCTTTTGCTCAGCGTTACGGAATGACTCGCTAATTTTGTCAAGTAATAGATATGGACCCGCTTGCTCTTCTCGCCGTCGTAGGACTCGTTTTCACGGGGAAACGTATCCGCGACGCCAAGGAGGAAAAGAATGTAAAAGTTCCTGAACAGCCCCCAGAGCCACTTACGCGTATGGATCTTATCCAGACGGATCAGTTTGCCGAACAGGATTTTCAGCTCGACCAAAAGAATTCGACGCCGAGCACAGGCCGTGGTTTCGCAGGCGACTGGCGTCTGAAACCAAAAGATATCGCACCAAACCTGAGCGACGCATGGACGAAGGACGGGAAGCGCTTTCCTTTTGGTCAGCCAGTCTATGACGTTTCGGCCCGCGAAAATGTTTCAAACAAAATGAACAACCTGAATCCGGCTGACAAGGTTTATGTCGGTCGCGGTCTTGGTCTGGATCCAAATGTACCAGCCGCTGGTGGATTTCAACAGTTTTTCCGTGTTTTGCCCAACAACATGAATGAGGAGCGCCTGACCAACCTTCCAGGCACATGGGGTGGTCCAGCCAACTCTGTTGTCAAGAATGGTGGTACAACCATGGGTGAGATTACACATCACGCCAAACCGTCCAAGGCGTGGTATCGCGAGCCGTCTCAGAATCGCGGTCAGGGCCAAGGTGGTGCTCTTACAGCCCAGGAGGGTCGTCCAGACTTTGTAAAGACTCGCCGGACGACGAATCGTCAGGAGACGGGCTATCGCGACGACACCCTCGGTGACGGCCCAGCTGGCTACTTTGTCACGCAGGCGTACGACAGTACTCTGTTGAACAACGGTATGACTCGCTCGACCAACAATCGTGTCAATCCAGATCGGGCAGCAAATCCTGGTCGTATGAATGTACGTCAGGATCCTATTGGTATGGTTGGTGCAGGCACAACGACTCGGCTTGAGGCTGGTCCCTTGCCACTTCGACCGGCTGATGGAAGCAAAAACTACAGATATATTCCAAACCAGTACGACAAGCTCAATGTGTTCAAGGGTGTCGAAAACCCTATGGATCTCGAGTTGGCAAAGGAGGTTCGGTCAAAAAATCCACTCGCTCAGCCGGCATTTTCAAGTTATGCATCGTAAAAAAAAATACCATCAACAGATAAATGAGCGGTGGCATTGTTCAGCTCGTTGCTATTGGAGCTCAGGACGTCTATCTGACTGGTAAACCCGAGGTTTCATTTTACCGTTCGTCGTACAAGCGCTACACACACTTTGCCAACTCGGTTGAGCGTCAGCTGGTGTCTGGCACTCCCACCGCTGGTGGTATTTCGACGATTCGGTTTGAGAAGAAGGGTGATCTGCTGAGTTACGTATACCTGACGGCTCGTGACTCGAACGGTGCACTTGTGCCAAACATTCCATGGACTTCATCAGTGATTGACAAGATTGATTTGCTGATTGGTGGTCAGGTGATTGATACTCAGGATTCCGTCTACATGAACCTGATTGAGCCTGTAACGGGCGCCTCCAGCTA